CAAATCGAAAGCGACCCCGTAGGTCGTAGAGTCAACAAGGGTATTACCTCCTACAAAGTTTTCAACATTGAAGGTGTAGTATGTTCCATTATCTATGATAGTGTCTATTACGAAGAAGAACACTTGTCCTGTTGCAGAAGGTTGGTATAACCTCAATACAAAGCTAGAGACGTTCTGAGCCACGACATCTACCAGACTTGATATGTTACCCCCACTCAGGGTCATTTTGTTCACGTAGAGGCTTGTGACGGCTCCTGCTAATACATTATTAGATGTGAAGTATCCTGCGTCTGTCTGGTCAAGGTCTGGGTCGGTACCGTCAGAGAAAGTGTATTCAATGGAAGTAAGGTTCAAGGCATTTCGGAAAGTGTCGAAGATACCACGTAGACCGTAGTTCTGTGTTTTTCCTAGATTCTCAGTATCCGACCCTATAACATAATCGTCAAGAGTTAAGTACTGGTCTAATGCATATAGCTCTGTGTCTTTAATCCTACCCATTGGTTCTTCTTATATAATTTAGTATTCCCGTATATATGAAACTACCTAAATTACCTTGGAAGATTGGGTCTTTTAATTTGTCGAAGTCTAATCTATAATCAAAGAATCCACACTCAATCAATACCGCAGGACAAATGGTCTTTCTCAATACGTAGAAATCTACCTCCTTATCCTTGTCACCATCGGACAAATCATATCGGAGTTTCATGTTAACGTTTTGATATACATGCTCCACAGCATTTGCTATGTCTTCTGCCAATATATCCGACTTGGTCAAACCATTGGTCGTAAATATCTCAAATCCCGATGCGTTGTGCCATAACGATGCGTTGCAATGTATCGATACAAAGATAGTACTTTTTGCGTCAAAGGAGTTGGCAACTCTTACTCTTTGCGATAAAGCGATGTCCCTTGGGTCATCCTCTTTCACCGTACATACTACGTTGAACTCGGAGTGAGAACGTAGACAAGTGTAGACGTGACCGCCTATCTGACGGTTCAGTACACCTTCATACGCAGGTTCCCCATTGGCGTGTACGTGCATCTTTGCAGGTGCAGTCGTATACAAACCATTGGAGTCCAAACCCCCGTGTCCAAAATCAAGTACTATATTCTTAATCATTTATCTCCTTAATAAATACCTACCTTTCCTCAATAGACCAAGATGAATCCAATTCTAAAGTTATATCTGTTGTATCTGTTATATTTGTCACTTGCCAGACTACAAAGTCATTCTTATTCATTCTAATATTAAAGCTACCTGTAAAATAAGCTACATCCCTACTACCTTGTAGGTTATTTATAACTCTCTTCTGCGTAAATTCAAGAGTCACATTAGCAAGACTGTCTACTTTAACTAACTCAATAGCTATAACATCATTTGAACCACCATCTACAACAAAACTAAAGTTAATCCTAAAATCTTTAGGGTCGCTACCTATATGACGAAGTGAATTTGAAGTAGGATTATCAAAATGTTGCAGGTCAGATGCTGTCCAAGTTCCTTCCATATCAACACCAACACCTGCGGCTACGATATCAGTAACAGCCTCTGCAGTATTGGTTAAAGTACCACCTACAAAAGTATTATTCATACCTATATTATTGTCCCAATCACAAGCTAAGTTTGATTCTGACAGGTTTGGTGTAATATTTGCATCATCACTATCTGAAACACCTCCCCTAGTCATTATAACACCTTTGAACTGTATTGTACTCTCATTAGGAAAGTTAGCAGGTATGAAGTTGGTAAAGGGTTGTAATGTACCCAAATCACAGTTAATGTCTGTAAGGAATCTACTATTCATCTGAAAGGCAGTACCTTCCTTGAACAAAGGCTCTGTGGTTGTGTTGCTCATACTACGAACTATAGATGTAGTAATTCTAAACCCACCTCTCCAAAGACCATGTAAGGTCAAACTTGGTGAACCACCAAACCTACCAGTACCGCTTTCTAAACCTTGTCTGTAGTTAAATATATCACCTAATGAAGTACAATTAATATAGTTTATCCTAACGAACTCAAAAGCATTAAATCCAGTATCATCATACAGTTCATATACCTTAGAATTTGTACCTGTCACCTCTATGAAGTAATCCGAACCTAATAGATTCCCAGAACCATTGCCATCTCCACCTACTGATGCAGATATAAATATTGTGTAGTTGTCAGCAGAAGATGTTAACCCAGATATGTCAAAAGAATAACCTCTTATAGTCATACCAGTAGCAGGTACTGTGATTTGAGTAGTGCCCATATCTATAATACCATCAATCAGATATTCCTTAGTTGAATCAATCACACCCCCTAGTGTAGTAGCTACATTGCCTTGATTTACAATTACCCTGTAATCCACTTCTTGCAGATATAATTGATTTGATATTGCATTCCTATCGCTAACCCAAGCTGCACCATCCCATACATAAAAACCTGCAGGATAGTAAGTACCCCCTAATGTAGATGGTAGCCACGCAGTACCCTGTGAGTTAAATACATATGCTATCTCTCCAGTTACAATACCATCCAACAATGCTGCAAAGTTTGTTACTGATTGAGTAATCGCACCGCTACCTCCCGATGCCGAATTAAAACCCAATAAATCCGATAAGGCTGCTATTAATGCGTTAAGTGACGAGTAAGGTATCGCTGACCCATCTACCCAATTACCAAAGGGTCTAGGTCTTTGTAGAGTCCAATTAGGGGCATATTGACTTCTAATACCTATATGGTAGGTTATTCCTTCTGAATTTTCTACAGGCTCATAAAATACTGTCCATTCTCCTTTTTTATAATCTAAACCATTGAGATTAAAAGTTGTAACAGGACTTGATATCCCTGTTTTAATAGTTATCATGATATATTGTTTTTATATAAAGTTAGTAATAATTTATTTTAACGATTCATTATGGTCTTTAATTACATCGTTTCTAATTATATTCATAAATTAATAATGCATCGTTTGAAATCCGTTTGCCAAATCTTCCCAATAAATCTCTCTCCAGTCATATAGATTAGAACCCGTTAAAGTACCGCCAACGTATATAAATCCATTATAAGTACCGCCTGTATATTCTCTGTTATCATAAGTAATTCCATCTATAGTGAATGATGTTGGTTTAACTATAGCATCAGCAGAACTGTTAGGGTCTAAGCCCATTGCACTCTCCCAAGAATCGGGAATATAATCCCCATCGGTATCTGTTTTAGCAGTACCGTTTAGATGAGTGCCCTTACCAACAGTTTGACTTTCCATTAATTTAAATGAGCCTGTAGTAATACCTAAAGCATCATTAATTTGTCTTTGTTCCAATGCACTTGTATTCCTATTTGAGCCAACATTAGCAAGTACATAATCCCTTATATTGGTAGCCGTATCATCTATAATTCTACTACCCGAATTTAATATTTTTGAATTTTCACGATATAGACCATCGTTCCAAGTAGAGCCGTTAACAACGTTTTGAGAAACCCCATCAAGATAATTACCTTCAATATAACCCCTAGTTTGAGAAACGTCCCAAGTTCCATTTTGTGGCGCATCGGAAAAAGTTATTTGTCTACTCGTATATAAAGATTCCGAACCCCGATAATCAACGTTACCGACATAATCAAAAACATTTCCCCAAGTAAATTGAGCTGGAGGTTGTTTGGAATAATGCGAAACATTATTAACAACCTCAAATGAATCAGTACCACCAGATACCCTTATCATTGAACGTTCCCAATGATTGGTCGAAAGATTGTTCAGCACAGAAATATTGTACGTATTTCTAAAAATTAAAAATCCTTTGCCATTTCTAAAAGATTCAGCAATAATGGAATTTTGAATAGTAACGTTCCTAACTTCTTTACCATCATCTGCATTCATGGACAAGGTTTCGTCATCTCCCCAAAATATAGTACAATGGTCTAATATTCCACCATCAAGGGTTTCATTTTGTGCAAATCTTGCAAGTATTCGCATAGCATCATCGCCAGAGCCTATAATAGGGTCACCACCTAAAAAATCAACATGTCGTATTACCCAATTGTTTTCGCCATTTATCTCAAATTCCTGTCCGTAGTGCATTAAACCGCTTCCTTCGAAAGTTTGACCTAATAAGCTAACATTATCTTGAGAAAGATATGTTTTAGTCCCCGACGCAGAAGCATCTATTCTTACGCCTGTTGTTCCAACAATTATTTTTGCTCCAGCGGCAGATAATGCTTCACGTAAACTTCCAGTACCTGTTACATTATTATTCGTAACTTCTATAATTGTACCACCACGACCGCCTGAAACATACTTACCAAAGCCATCTGCGCTAGGAAATGCTTTAAGCTCGCCTAGAACAAAATCACCGCCAGCATAAGGAGGCGGTTCAGGAGTTGGAAAAGCCCCCGTTTGTTGGTCTTTAATAACCCCTAATATGCTAATCTTTTGAGAATAACTAAATAAGGGTATTAATAGTAGTATTAAAATTATTTTTCTTACCATGTGTACGCTTGTATTGTAGCTCGTAGAGCAGGTGTAATTTTTTCATCGGATATTGCAAATGCTCTCAAAGAACCAGTCCAATACTTACTATTACCTAGCCTATTTCCCAACCAAATGCTAGAGGAAATATCAGCAGTACCCACCGCAAAGGAATTGATTAATACATTATTTTTATAGAAATCGGCTGTTGTCCCATCGGTAGCCAATATCCACACATCAACATCGCCAGAAGTTTGTGCCTGTGAAGCACTTTGAACTCCGTATATGCCCATCCTTACATTATCTCCCCCACTATTATAGATACCATATTCAACGCCTGTAACGGACGAACTGTTATTTCCTTTATGAAATATAAACGTATCACCAACTCCTGTAGACTTCCCTGTTATAACGACATAGGTCATTGGAATACTAGGGGCAAAATCCAAGGCGGCAACTTCTAATATCTCCAAGCCATCATCAACACCATCGAACTTAACCGCCTTTTTACCATCTGCTTCAACATTAACTAAAGGCTGTTTACTACCCGTTACCTGTGTTGCATCATTCGTTGAAATCCTATCGTTCCATGAAGCTATTGCGGTTGCATCAGACCCTAAATCCTCTGCCCAAAATGAAGACACAAATGCAGCGTTATCCAAAGGGAAATTTGAGTATGTGGTGCATAATCCACAAAGAAACGTCCAACCCGTACCTGTATAATGAGCAGTAGCAACCGCACCGCTTGCAGTTGTTTCATAGAACACTCCTTTTCTAACGTCTTTAAAATCAAATTTCAAAGCCCCTACGCTATCCTGAACAAATGTAATGTTGTCACCATCTGCAAAAGTCCCTGTTGGGGTGTTTACTGTTATATCAGAAACATTTTTTAAGTATTTTAACTTGTAATTATCCACGTCCGTTGGTGTGTAAGTTGTACCCGTTGCTGTTTCATCTACAATAGCAGAACTACCAGCGGTAATAGTTTCTATTTTGTCGTAAACATCATTCTTAGTAGGAACTTCATTGTTTGCGTTCCACAACGCACTATAAACATCAGCAGGAACTGTAATATTCCCACCATCTGAACCTGCTAGTAAATTAATTCCCCCATAGGTTAGTGTAGTAGGTGTTGCTACAATAGACTTATCCGTGCCTGTATTAAAGTCAAAGTTTATACTTATTTCGTTGTCATCCGTTCCCGTATGCTCTTTGAAAGTAACATTTTCGCCTATATACCCATTGCCTTCTGCTTGTGATACAGCGTTACTACTCGATTCAAACCATGTGCGACCACTGCTATCGTTAATCCTTAATGATGCACCTGCACCACTGGATATAATTCTATTAGTGGATGCAGATATTGTTTGATTTACCTCACTAAGAGAGTTGTCAGTTTTAGCTGTATTCAAATTAATAGCAGTCCTGTTCTCTTGTAGCGCGCCTTCTACCTCGTTAGCGGTTATTAAAGAACCCGCATCTGTTATAGGTACTTCTGCTGCTGTTTGGTCGTCTGTTGATGTACCAAGGGTAATATTTTCAATTTTATCATAAACAGTATTCTTTGTAGGAGCATCGGTATTACCATCCCATGAGATACCATATGCTACATCAGATGCCGTAGCACCTCCACCAGAGCCAAACTCACCTATAATACCAGTTATCATAGAAACGGCTGCAGCATAACTAGCTTGAGTTGTAGAACCATCGTTAGTCCACCTCTGCCATATCGTTGGGTATACTATAAACTCTTTTGTAAGATACTGTCTAAGACCGATTCTTTGTGAAAATACACCTGCATTGAACTCAGTAGCGTCTGTGTATACCTCGTAAATGTTCTTTTGATAGTTTATCCCGTCCACACTAAAGGTACTGGCATCCACAGATTGGATTGTAATCTTTGATTGGGAGAACCCAGACAAAGAGATTGTAAGGATTAATAGAAATAGTAACTTTTTCATTCTTGTGTTATTTTTGATTTATTTTTTTTATAAAGGTAGTACTGAGATATGATTGCTATCACAAGGGATAGCTGCACAGGGTCTGCACCTATTTCACTAAACAATAGGTTTACATTGGTGAAGTCTATGCCTATGTACTTAAGCAACTCCACAGTAATATCTCCAAGTTTTAAAACAATCAATGTCAGAAGTATTCCTCTGAACACATCCAATATGTTATCCTTAATCCAGAACCAAAGGTCAAACTTAACCTTTTTATCGTACTGCCACGTTTTAACAAAGACAATACCTACTAGCGTCCAAGCTATTGCATCTCTCCAGAGAATTAATGTTTCATTCCAAGTCAATACCTCTTCCATATCTATTTATTGTTTTCAAAGTTAATCATTTTTTAAATAACACCCTAGGTTTACTGTTTACCGAACTTACTTTCGTAATATTTTAAACTCTTGGACTGTTTTGTTATAAAATCCTTTTGCTCCTTAACCATCTCTTCCAGTTCAGAGTTTATCTTCTTCAAGTCATCAATCTCAACCCTAAGCCTGTCCATGGTCTGTGCAAAGTTCTGCTCGAAATCCGCTATTCTATCCTTGTACCTCTTGTCTAGGTCGGTGACCATATCTTGGTATAAATCTAAATTCTTTTGTAGGTTCTCCAGAGCATTCCCCTCAATGGAAATATTCTTGTCCTTCAAATTAAGTTTGTTCATCATCCAATCCCACTTGTAAGCCCCTATGGCTGTGAGGATTGGTGCTATATATGGTAATGCGTCAATTATCTTTTCGTTCATCTAGGTTATAGAGTTGGGATTGGTTCTTTTTTAATGATTATCTTTGCAAAGATACAAATTAATAAATTCCCTAGATGGCATCAAAATCTGCAAAGTACTATAGAAAGAACAAATCTGCAAGAGATAAGAAAAAAGCGTACGATAAAGCGTTGAACTCCAGACCAGAACAAATAAAGAAACGTGTGGAGTCGAACCGTGAAAGACGTAAGGCTAAAGCTGCAGGTAAGAATGTAAAGGGTAAGGATTACGACCACGCAGTTAAAAGATTTGTATCTGTTAAGGCAAACAGGGGTCGAAAAGGCGAAGGAAATAGATAACTTATGGCAGTTAAGAAGACGCTAGTTTGGATAGACCCAGATACTGGAATACGTTACGATAAAGAGACTGGTAGAGTCCTGCCAGAGAAGAAAGGTTCATCCTACGAGGTGATAATGGAAAGGAAGAAAGGTGCCAAGAGAATTAAACCTTTAAGATATCAAGCACGTCACAGAAAGAATACATTCCTAAAGTACTGGAGGATAGTTCGTTACTGGGCTAAACGTAAGTATGAAATCTCCACAGAAGACATTGAGGTTCTTCTTTACCTCTACGATGAGGAACTATTTACCATGAAACAATTCAAAGAGTTCGAAGGACTACTAACGTGGGACAAGACTAGGTTCAAGCATTTCCGTGATAAAGGGTGGGTAGTAGTTTGGCGTGAGCACAAGGGTTATAAACAAAGAGCGAAACTCTATACCCTATCTGTGGGTGCCAAGCGTATGTGCAATGAAATGTACAAGAAGTTGACACAGGAAGAACCAATCCCAACTACCCACCAGAACAACCCTATATTCAAGGGTGACAATTATCAGGATAAGATGTATCGCAAACTTATCCGAATAATGAATCAAAAGAGAGCAGAACAGGATTCGAACCTGTGACCGTCAGGTCTGTCATCTGCTCATTGATTATTATACCCAAAAGTGTACATAATGATTGATATATCATAGATTGTACCCAAAGAGGTACGCTTGTGAGGAAGGTAGGAATCGAACCTACATCTGTGAGTTTTCAGCCCACCGCTAAGACCACATCAGCTACTACCCCATTTAGCAAGAATGCTAGGTAGTTAGTAATATTTACCACTTACCTTTCATTTTAACTTAATTTCACAAAAAAACCCTCCATTTTATGAGAGGGTCAGTTCAGATATATATACTCCTTTCTTTAGGTTTCAGTATTATACACACAGCCAGTTCCTCCGCAATTGCAATTAGAGCAATTCGAATAATTCCAGAAACTAAATGTGCTTTTTGTTTTCATACTGCAAATATACAACTTATTATTTAATTAACAAGGAGTGGTTGAAATCCAATATAATATCCTTGATATCTTCTGTGATGTGTCGTGATACGGTTTGCCTTGTTACACTTAAAACCTTAGCTATTTGGTTGATTGTGATTGGTTCCGACTCCATCATTAGTTCCTCCACCACATCGTAAATCATCTGAGGGTTAACCTTACCCCTACCACAGACAATCCCTATGACCCTCATCTTCTCTTCCCTAGGTATATTCCTAGTCTGGTGAAAGATGATTCGCCTGTACTTGTTCACGTACGGTTTCTTCCTTGTATTCCAGATTGAATCGACACCGCTTGTAACCCTCCCTTCGGAGTATGTCCTTATGGACTTACCGTTACTTCGGTCACTAACCCACAATAACATTGCAAGGAACTTCTGGTACTCCATATCAGGATTGAGCCACAGCAGCACCTCCCCAATGTACATTAATTCTTGAAAGGAATTGATTTTCCTGTTATTGCGAAATAGAGTATAGAACTCTACTGGGTCATCGAAAAATAAGAAGTCTTCCCCATGGAACTCAAAGTAACTTTCTTGGAGCGCATTGGGGAAGATTTCATAATCGAATATAGGTTTCATTACAGAACCATTGCGATATCTCTGGCTGTGATTATCCTATACTTGTTACCATCTATAAGTGGAGTATCGTGACCTGCGTTCTTATCGTATAGTATGATATCACCTTCCTTCACACCACTAACTTGCGTGTATTCATCGGATACTCTGAAAACGGTACCTTCTACCCAACGGTCTGTCTTAATAGTCGGAACCATCAATCCAGATGCTGACTTCCTCATTTTACCATCGTTTGGCTTTATCGCCACATAACTACCTACTGCCTTCGCCATCCTTATCTGTTTTATCTTTTAGTGCTGCCTTCACTCGTTCTGAGAATGAAGGTATGCCGAACTCCTTTGCAAATGATTTCTTACGCTTACGTGCGTAACTCTGTTCTCTCCTAGCCATTATCCTCTCCTTTTAACGATTACACATGTAGTGGAAAGCAACGTGGATGCTGCAGATACACCGTTGATAAGCGCAGACTTGGTCACCTTTACAGGGTCAATAATCTTCATATCGAACATATTGCTGACCTGACCAGTCTTAACATTCATGCCGATATCCTTCCTACCAGAAGTAGCATCACGGAACCCTTGGTAATCGTAATCACCGTTTGTAAGGATAGCCTTTAATGGGTCAGTAAGGGTGGCAATCACACAGCTAAACCCTGCTGCAATAGCATTATTCTCTATGTTATCGAATGAACTCTCTTGGATGTTTTTCAAGGCTATACCGCCCCCTGCTACTATACCTTCGGAAAGGGCAGCCTGAGTTGCGTTTATAGCATCGTCCACCCTATCCGCTATCTCGGACTGTTCAGTCCCAGAGGACGCTCCTACGTGGATAATGGCAACACTAGAACTGATTTTTGCAATTCTCTTGGAAATCCATTCCTTCTCACCTGCAGACTCAGACTCCTTAGACTGTCTTTGCAATAGACTGATATGCTCCTTTACCTCCGCAGAGAACTGTGGGTTACCAATGAATACGGTCTTTTGCTTACTGACGGTAACCTTTGGAGTACTACCCATCGCATCGAAAAGCACATTCTCGAAATTGTCACCAGTAAGGTCATCTATGATAGTGGCTCCCGTGCTGACCGAAAGGTCTGTCAGAAGTTCACGCCTACGTTGACCAAAGTGACTTGGAGACACGACAACTGATTTTAATACACCATTGTTCTTGTTGATAGCTAAAGTAGCCAGTACATCTTCCTCCATCTCGGAAACGATAACCAATGGTCGGTTATTGACGATGGCATGTTCCAGAAGGTGCTCAATCTGAGCAACCCTTTCAATCTTCAAGTTGGAGAGTATCACCAAAGCGTCCTCAAGTTCACACCTGTTCTTCTCTGGGATGTTTACGAATGCATCGTTAGTAAATCCATTTTCCAACTCAAACCCCTCAGTAACAGTAACATACGTGTCAGAGGTTTCGGAATTGTCCATGATTACCACTCCGTTCTTACCTGCTTTCTTAAAAGCCTTGGCAATGATTTCACCAAGATGGGTATCGTTGTTGGCTGAAATTGTGGCAACATTAAGGATACTGTTAAGGTTTACCTTCTGGGCTTGCTTATCCAGTTCCTTGGTTACGTGCTCCACAGCCAATGTCATACCTCGGTTGAAGTCTGTGTAGTTGATTGACTTGTTTCTAAGAGCCTCAAGTCCACGCTCTATAATACCACGACCTATTACAGTTGCAGTAGTGGTACCGTCACCTGCTAAAGATGCAGTATTTAGGGCAGCTTGTTTCAATGTTTCACAACCCATACGTTCTACAGGGTCGGCTAGGACGATGTCCTTGGCTACGGTTACACCATCTTTGGTCGGTTGGGGATTCCCATTCACATCCTCGATGATAATTGTACGTCCAGATGCCCCAAGTGTGGCAGCTACAGGTTCGTACAACTTATTTACTCCAGAAATTAGCCCTTCTCGACACGCATCTCCAGAAATAACGTCAGTAACTTGCCTTGATTGATTTATTCTCATAAAATTATAGATTTTTGATTAAACTCTAGTGCGAAGATACGGAATTTATTTTACATTACCTTATCTAATGTAACATTTGGACAAAAAGAAACCCTACCAATATGATAGGGTTCTACACCTCTAAGGGTTAAGCGGTTCCTTGTCGGGACAACTGCTTGAAAATTATTAATAAGCCCTTAAGTTCCCGTCTTTTCCACGTTTAAACTTAGCTTTCTTTTCGTCTGAGAAAGAAGAACCTGTTTTTTTAGGTGTCCCTTTACCAGTTGTATATTTTATAGTCTTAGTCTTCTTAACCTTCTCGTCACGCTTGGCTTGTTCAGACTGAGCCTGTTCCATGGTCAGTTTACCTTTTGCTACTTTTACAACTAAGTCATCACCTAATTCTTGGGTTTCACGCTCTTTCTTCTTCTTTCCATCTGTGAAGACTGCGTTCTTGCCTTCTGGAGTTGTGGATGCTTTTGCCATAATTATGTTAATTTAGTGTCTTTTGAGGTTGAGAATGATAATGCCTTTTTAACCCTAGAGTTTTTACGTCTATAGAGTCGGGCAGTTTTCTGCTCTTTCTTTGGCATTTTCTTCTTGTCATTCATAGTCGCAAAGATACAAATAATTATTTAATCGGTCTCGCTGAGGTTGTTATCCACAATCTCTCCCCACATAATGGCTGTGCAGGAGTTGATATTCGGACTTAGGGCAAAAAACTCCAAAACCTTTACCTCGAAACCTTCCCAAGGCTTGTTATCCTCGTTTAAATTGGCTACTTTCCCCATTATAAGAATCTAAATTTACCTTTTCCACCTTCTTTTTTGTCTTTCTTAAGAACATACGTCTTGAAATCCTTCTCGTTAGGAAATTCGATGAAATTCTTAATGAATACGTCAGTCAAATTGAAATTATTGGAAATCATGTCCACGATTTCTTCTTCGTTAATATAATTCCCATTATTTCCAAGTACCTGAATGGAGCCTTTACGTACTTCATTGTCCTCATCGTAACCCCTAAACCAAACCGTAAAATATCTATCTTTCATATAATAAATATACGAAAATTATCCAAGAAGTCAATAAATAGGGTAAAATATTAATTTTAACACGCTAGATTTGGAAATGTAAAAAATTATAACTAACTTCGCCCTAACAAGGGACGGAGGGAAGGTGGAGGCTACCACCGCAAACGACCTCCGTTTTTGTTTAAGCGCAAGTATATACTTTTTTTAAAAGTCATCAAAAACAGTTTAGAATTAAGGAAAAGACTCTCACACACAGCCAGTTAACTACCATATATTATAGGGCGAGGGTGTTCAATAAAAAAGCCCCTTCATGTTACATGAAAAGGCAATAATAATGAACATTTAAAAATAAGTAGGTTTGAATCTATCTATTTATACCTTACTACTTTTACTGGTATATTCAACTCCTTTGCTATCTTGACCATGTTGGCAGTACCTTTACTGGAGCCATCCCAAAATACTATTACAGCATCAGCTATTTCAGCCATCTCGGTATTTCTAATATAACCTGCCCTTTTACCATGCTTATTCCAATCGGCAGGATACTTCTCACATGGTAGATTATTCTCATCAGCCCACCTCTCTCCAAGAGAGTCTGCACCTTTGGCGTTACCAGATACTATGACAAGGTTTGGATGTATCTTAAGAACCTTATCCAACCACTTTTTCACCATTACATAGTTACCGAATCTGCGACCACCTGCGACCACTAATTTAAACTCATCTTCATTCATACGTCAATACCTTACGTTTTTCAAGTTCATCGTAGATGTAGAAATCATTCACCAGATATTCACGAGCCATCCTCAATGCCTCATCCAATTCCCTCCAACTACTGTGGATGCTCTCGGAATCGAACACGCTATACCTCAGTTCCTTATCAACCTCACAGTAGCAGGTCATCTCGGACTCCGCATACGTACCTATCCAACAGTCGCATTTTCTGCGAACCATTGCTTCGTCAATCTTTCTCCCCATATTTTTTATCATTGCGTTAATTAATCCCTATTCATGACTTCCCACAGTAAGTACATTGACCTTCCTCATCGAACGGGTGTTGGGTACATGCCATCCAATCCATGGTACCGCATGACCAGTCCATATTCTTCTTTTTCTTTGGTTTAGGTTCTAGGTAGCTGAGGATGGCAACTGCTACCATCATCAACCCCCAGAATGCCACTACTGTGTAAAACAATGCCTCTATCATGTGATTACGAGTTGTTTAAATCGTCCAACCTCAATATCAAGATGTCGTGGTAATTCTGCATGTGCTTGACCTGAGCCGATAATAGGTCTCTCTGTCTCCCAGTAAGTTTCTCTGACTGTGCTGAGGATAGGAATGCACTTAATTTTTGCACCTTCTCCCTCAAGTCCTTCTTCTCCTTGTGAACCCTATCAAGGAAGGTACCCTCGTCCTCCAATGGCTCAAAATTATCTTGGAAGTACTTCTTAGCTACCAACCATTGGTCTTTGTGGTTCTTAGGGTTCCGTGCAATCATATCCCCTATTTTTGGAGAACCTGCAGCTAAGTCGGAACCACTTATTGAAACACGAAACTCAGTGTCTTTAATTGAATGTAAATTATTATCTACCATGAATGCTCTAATATCAGCGTCTGTAATCGCTCTCATCTCTGCAATCTGGGTTCTCCTGTACTGTTTAAATTGATTCATTTGCTTATATATTAGATTATTACTTGATTCCCTTATTATTGTCATGGCAGTCCCAACATGTCCTCATCATTATAAAGGATGAACATCTGTACTTACCAGAATCCTCACACCTATGACTGGGGAAGCTAAAGCTACTACCTATTTTAATCCCATCCACTATTTTCATGTAGCTAAAGTACTGATAATTAGCGAGACTACCAAATCTTGAAAGTGCGCCTGTTTTTCAACTTGATGACCGAATTGCGCCTGTTTATTTCCTTTAGCGCATGGAACTGGTTAGATAAATAGAGAAGAGAGGCTCCATAGTATATTTCACCCTATCGGGGTCAATGGGAAAACGGAATACACGATGCCCCACCCTCGTTTCCCTTTAACGTTTGCTGAAATGTTTTGAGATTCCTTATCTATTTTGTGCTGCAGGATACCAATCTTGTGCTATCATTTCACGTTTATACTGGTCGGTATATCACGTTGATTCCATTATCATATTCTTAGTGTATTGCAATCTTTAACATTTTATCCTCAAAAGACAAGTCTCACCACAGTCAACCAGTACTGAGTATCAGCGTGTTAAGTTTCTATTTTACATAATAATAATTATAGAACAAATGGATATTGATGTAGTTCATCGCTTATTTAGAATCATTCTAAGGATGTAACAATAGCTACAAACCTATTATAGTATACAACCTAATGTTACATAGTCTAGTAAGTTAGTAGGGTAATAGATTGTGTGTACAGGAGCATCAACTCACAGCACCTCAGCAGCACCATATTTGATCGTGACTGGGAAAC